ACGCTACTAAGAGTGGAGTGAGATACCTGAGAAGTCCTGACGCTAGAATTACTACTGCTACGGAGTTAAGTATAATTAATGCTCTATCTCTCCATAGAAGTCCAACCCATAACCAACCCATACAACCTGTAAAGGATAGTATTAAGTCTGCTAAAGGAAATAATCCTTCTGCTCTAAATACCATAGCAGATAATAATAACACAGAAGAAGTCCACTTCACATACCAAGATAAATCTTGCTTAGGTGTAGCACTTTTAAATATTCTTTTACTATTTGCTATTTCTTCTAAACTAAATTTCATACTCGTCTAACTATTCTTGGAATAATTTCTCCACTCCTTATGACTTCTACATCACACCCTATTTCTAGTCCAAGAGCCTCTATGTACCCTATATTATGTAGGGTTGCCCGACTGACTGTTGCCTCTCCTATCACACAAGGTTTTAGGATTGCAACTGGAGAAACTGCACCAGACTTACCGACATTCCATTCAACATCTAATAGTTCAGTAACAACTCCTGCCTGTCTTTTCTTTATGGCGTAGGCTCCTCTAGGGTGGTGTGATGTGTAACCCAATCGTTCAAAAAATACATTATTGTCGGCTCTTACAACTTTACCGTCCTGAGGAAACTGACCATAATCCGAAAGCGTGATTACATTAAATCCGTATCCATTTAATAGTTTCATGTCATTGACCCAGCTTATGCTAGGACTTGGCTGAAAACCGTATGCTACGAAAGTAAGTTCACGCGTTTTAAACTCGTTTATGTCCTTCAGATTTAAACTACCTGAAGCATAGTTTCTTGCGTTAGGAATAGACTTGGGAGCTACAACCTCTCCTGTTACTTGTACAAGACCACAAAAAGTAATTACTTTTGGCACTAATGTACTTATCTTATCGGTGATGTCTAAACCTTGTTTACCATCTCCTCTAGTAAGAGCGCGTTGTAGTTCCCCGTCTATATATGTGATAGAAACAGCGGCACCATCTAGTTTTGGTGTCATGATGTGGACGTTCGAGGATACCCATTCAGGCTCCTCGTCCTCGCCACTAAAGACTTTTTGCAACGAATACATTGGAAACGGATGTTTGTACCGTTGCTCGTCTGATGAAACACCTACCTCGTCTGCAAGAGATGTGTTTTCTACTAGCCTGTCATACACTTCATCAGGTATGAGAGGTGTGCCTTGGACATATGCTTCATTGCAATGTCGCAAATATGTTTCTAATTTTTCATTCATTTGTATATTATATCCGAATTTTAAGGTAAAGTCAAGAACTATTTTTCAAGACTATAAATAAATCTCGTCTAGTATATCTTTAAAGTGTGTTTCTAAAACATCTTTTACTTCTGAGATAGATAGTATCTCTACCATTGCTTCAAAGATACCCCGACTATTTTCAAAGTCTAAGGGCATGGCTATGCCGTCCCTTGTGGGCTTCCACTCCTCGTTAAAATCTTGATAATATTTTCTTATATGAAGATACTCTGTACCACGAAAAGTATTAATCATAACAAAGATTTTTTCATGTTTATCTTCATTATGATGTATTTCTTTTTCGTATACAGGTGCTGCGTTATGTAACTCTATCATTTTTCAAAATCCTCGCTAAAGGGACAATGGAAGTTACATTTTTAGGTTGTAGCAATCTAAATGAATCAGTATCCCAACAAAATAATAGCACTTGACTACCATTAGGTTTGGCTCTATTTCTTTTAGACTGTATATATTTATTGTCAAAATCCATAGTGCAGACATTGTACTTCAATCTGCGACTGTTTTGACTTCTGTATGTGATGATAGCATCACCTGCATCATCTACATTTTTTATAAAGTCCTCTTTTTTCATTCCGTTTCCTTAGGGTTGTTAATATCTATTACCGTCCCTTAATGGTTCACTTTCTGAGGTCTTTCTTTTAGATGTAAAAAATCGTGGGAGAGTTGCCTCCCCCACTTTTCAGGGGTAGTTAATCGTTAAGTTTGTTTAACAAGTCAGCAAAATACTTGGCAGCTTTCCCTGTGAGCTTACCAATTATTGCAGCGTCGGGCTCTTGACCCATGTCTGAAATAGCATTAGTCAGTTCTTCCTGAGCAGCGGCAACACTTACTCTGCCACCTCCAGTTCCACCACCACTAGCTTTAACAGCAGGATTTTTCTTTACATATACTCCTGCTTTTGTTAAAATCATTCTGACACCGTTTGGACTTTGGTCTAACTGTTCGGCAATGCTTTTAACAATTTCCATGCTATTTTCTGGTGTTGGCTCTTCTGCCACATACATATCAATCGCTTCTTGCTTGGTTTCATCTGTCCATGTAGACATTCGTTTTCTCCTTTTCTTGTAAGACTCTGGCAGTCCAGGGCACCAACCCGTTGCCTGCCTCATCTGAAAATAAAATCTATCACTCATTGATAATTTCCTAAATATATAATATATTATACTCACTTTTTAACCGTGAGTCAAGAACTATTTTTTAGTAGCTATAGCCGTAGGTTACTATATCATTGTGATATAGCTCGGCTATCATAGTGCGAGTTCGTAATGTATACCAATTCTTCCAGTCTTGATTTACTTTTAAACTCTTTAAAATTGATGTATCTTTTGGGTGTAAATTTAAATCTTTTAAATCCTGCTCCCAGCTTTCATATCTTATTATGTAGTCGCAGTCTTTATATAAATCTGTTTGTTGTTCGGGAGTAAAATCATAAATCCACTTATCAAAACCAATGTAATTCAGACTAGCATAGTACTCTGATACTGCTCTTTCATATGGATTTCTTATTACTCCAATAGTTTTATTTTTGCACTTTAGTATTAGCGTCATCTTGCAACTCCTTTATTCTTTTATACAGTTCATAAATTAAAGCAGTTTGCTCGGCTATCTGTGCTTTTAGTGCTTGTTCTTTTGTCATGTAAAATGTTTTTTCAATACTTCTAATTTATCTTCTAGTGAAGATAGTTTATCTAGCTCTGCGTCTAGAGTTTCTATAATATCTCCGTGTTCAGCTAGTCCTACATGAGAACCTAATAATACTTCAATATTCATAATGTGGGCTTCAATACCACCCTCATAAAATTTTATGAGTGCCTTAATTAATCTTTCTCTATAATTATTCATCTCTTTCTCTTCCTAAATAAGCAGGTATAAATGCTCTTAAAAATCTTTCCTTATGATTATCATTTAAAATAATATGTATCATAAAAGGTAAACCTATAAAAGAAAATACTGTAAATATTATTCCACCTAAGAATCTGTACTTATATGCTATGTTTTCTGGCTCTAGTACTCCAATTATTCTCATAGCAGGAAGCCATAGCGAATACCACGCCATAAACACGCCACTAATCCAAAAGGCTATAATTATACTAGATGTTGTAGATATCGACTCCATATTTCTCAAGATGTTTTAAACTACCTAAGTCATATGCCAGTTGCGTACAGTAACTTCCTGCATATCTTAAATGCGGGAAGAAAGTGTCCGTCAAATCTGTAGTTTCAATAGTATAGATTAAATACATTCTTGCTCCATACTTTTCTACATAATTAACACATTTAGTAATATCTCCATAACAAGCATAACCAGCATGTGTTGCTTGATGCTCTGGTGTTATTTCTCTTACTATTTTTGCTGGGTAGTTCTTTCTAATTGCCCAGACTACTTCTCCGACTTTAAACTCATCTGCTACACATTGGTCTGGTAGCATTGCTGTTCTTCGTCCTTCATAGTCACCCTCTGGCAACTTCATGGGAACACCTATCTTCTCAATTATGCTTTTTACAAAAGCAGGAGAACGATACATGCTTGACGCAATACTAGAGACATTCTCTCCAGTAAGGTATCGTTGTACTACAAAACGAATATCATCATCAGTTGCAGGTTTCCCACGCAACTTAGCTTTCATACGACTAGTTCTTTCAATATCTAGTTTATGCTCATCTATTATTTTACCTAGTCTAGTAGTATTATAAGTAATGTTGAGTATAGAACAAGCTTCCTTTTTGGTTATAGGTTTCTCTTGCTCTAGTAACTCAATTACTTTCGCTATATTCGCTTTGGTTAGATTCTCGTGTTTCTTGATTCTCAATTTCTTTTCCTAATAACATTACAGCATAGTGTAATATCTTAAGTAAATCATTGGTATCTTTCCCATTCTTCTTGCCATATCGCTGAGCATACTTTATGATATTTCCTAAGCAAAACCCTTCCCCATGACCTGCGTCGAATATGAACTCCGTTGATTGTATATTATCCATACTATAATGCTCATGATATGTGCCAATAATATGGTTTCTTAACATATTTAATGCTGTTTCTTCGTTAAATTTATCTCTCATGTTTCTGTTGTAAAAAAGCAAACTTGTACAAGTCTGCCTGATTTCTTATCATGCCCCCAACCTGCGTTGAATGGAGCATGCCAATAGTTTGCAGGATACATTATAAGTCTATTATAAATGTTTGCTGCATAAGTGTGCAAATCAAAAATACCATCTGGTTTCCAAAACTCTTTGAATCCTGACTGCGGAGCAATCCTCATCTCTTTTGTTTTAAAAACACTATTATTATTTTTTGCACGGAACAATCCTGTTCCATGGTCGGCTTTTGCATTAGGGCTTAGATAACATACTGAAGCCCAGCCTGTGCCACCACTTTCTTTTTCTT